AGCGCTCGTTGCAGACGTATAACCGCCTGCCTCAGTGGCTCAAAGACGAGGTGCCGATGCTCAATCCGGCCATCTCGCGCATGGTGTTCGCCAACGGCAGCATCGTGGAGCCCTACTCGGGCGACCCTGACGCCGCGCGCTCGGATGACGCGACGTGGGTGTTCGTCGACGAGGTCGGGGAACTCGAGCGCCTCGACGACTTCTACGCCTCCATCGAGAGCATCGCCGACGACGGCGGGCATCTGATCCTGTGCGGGACGGCCAAGAACAACGGCCTCGAGGGCTACGTCCGCGACTCCGCTGAGGGCGATACCGTGGCAGAGGCCGTCGTGGAGCTCGAATGTGGAGAGACGATGCACCTGCCGGTAACGCTCGGCGAGAACAACATGCACTTCCTGTTCGTCCCGGACCGCGTGCATCCCAACCGCACCGACGAGTGGCGTGCCAAGAAGATCCGCTCGTTCAAGGGCAACCTTCGCAACTTCGAGCGCGAGCACCCGCAGACGTGGCAGGAGGCGTTCATCGCTCAGGGAGGCGGCTACTTCGACTCCAAGGCGCTCGCCAGCGCACTCTACGTCTGCCGCGACCTGTTCGAGGCCCGCGACCAGCGGGGGCATCTCGTGGCTGCTCGCGACAACCCCTACGACGTCAAGTTCGTCCCCGACGCCTATGGCCACGTCGTCCGGCATGCCACGGAAGAGGAGTTCCACGCGCTCATGGAGATGCGGCGCCCCTTCGCCATCGGCGTCGACTCGGCGGGTAACCGCGACGGGGGAGACGCGCACGCGGCATCTGCGCTCATGCAGGGCGTCGTGCCGCTGCTGGACAAGGACTTCGATCCCGACACGTTCACTCCGCACATCCAACTGTTCACCATCCACGGGCGCTTCGACGCAGACGAGTACGGCCAGCAATGCGTCAACCTCGGGCATCTGCTCGGCGACGCGATCATGGGAATCGAGACGAACGGCGTGGGCGTGGCGGTCATGCAGACCGTTCGTCGCCTGCACTACCCGTCCATCTACCGCCGGCGCACGAGCGAGAAGAAGATGGGGAGCGCGATCACGACCGAGTACGGCTGGTGGAGCAACGCCGAGACGAAGCAACTCGCCTACGGTGAGCTCGAGCGCTGCCTTCGCAACGGCTACACCGACATACGCGACTACTCCACGCTGCTCGAGATGGGGAACGTGCTCATGCTCGGCACGAGCGCCAACGGCATCGGCGCCAAGACCCCGAAGCACGACGACCGGCCTGACGGACTGTCCATCGCCCATGCCATCGTCCACAAGTGCCACGCTTTCGGCGTGCGATCGGCCAACCAGTCGGTCGCCTCCTCCCCGTGGGGCACGGCCGAATGGCTCGAGGAGCAGTTCAAGGCGCAAGACCTCGCACGGAATCCCAAGACGGTCATCGGCAACGAGAACCGTTCCATCCTCAGATAGGAGACGCATGCCGTCCTACGATTACGCCTGCTCGTGCGGGGAGACGTTCGAGGCCATCAAGCCGCTCGAGTTCCGGGCGTCCTGCATCTGCCCCTATTGTGGACTGACGGCCACAAAGGTATTCTCGCCGGGGGCCACCACTACAATAGTTCCTAGCGATTTCCAGACGCGCAAGCCGACGTACGCAGAGGTGGCAGAGAGATGATAGACCCCAGCACTGAGGCGCAAGCGGTCGATTCGGCGCAGGCGGATACAGGCCCGAAGGCCACGGCCGCATCGAAGGTGGACCCCAAGGTATTCACCGACGAACTGCGCGGCGCCATCATCTTCCGCAACCGCGGCGGCAGGATAAAGCGCTGGAAGACGTACACGCAGATCATCTCGAACAACTACAACGGGTCGGTCAAGAAGGACTCCCCCGTCGTCAACATCATCGCCTCGAGGGTGCGCTCCATCGCCCCGCAGGTCGCGTTCAACGACCCGACGTTCCGCGTCGACTGCATCGGCGCCCTCCCCAACCCGAACTCTGAGGCCGCTGCCAGCGTCATGCTCGGCAAGATATGGCGCGACGAGGAGGTCGGCTCCGTCACCCAGCGCGTGTTGATGGACTGGCCGGGGCTCGGACGCGGCGTGTGGTTCGTCGGCTTCGAGGCGTCCAACGAGGGAGACGTGCTCGACTCCAAGCGTTCGGTCGCCGACGCTCAGGTCGAGGTCGAGAAGCAGAGCAAGGCGCGCGTCCTCATCGAGAAGATGCGCAAGACCTTCTCCGGCACCGTCGACAAACCCATCGACCCATCGCGCGAGGCCCGCACCTTCTCCCTGCTGCTCTCCATGCGGGTGTTCGCCGAGCGCGTCTCCAACTTCAACTTCGTGCTCGACCCGTGCGCCGACAGCCCGCAGAACGCGACGTACATGGCGCGCCAGATATTCCTGCCCTACTCCCGCGCCCAGCTCATGTTCGGAGCCGACTGCCCGAGCGCCAACTCCATCGGCAACGTGGCGGTCTACACCAACGAGAGCGAGACGGACCCGTTCTCCTCAACCGAGAAGGGCGACGCGGCGCTGTTCCCCGACCAGATCAAGCGCGTGGCCGTGTGGGAACTGTGGGACATCGTGTTGCGCAAGACGGTCTACATCTCGTCTGAAACCGGACTCGTCATCGGCGAGCCCTTCGAGTGGAAGTCCGCTCATCCCGGATTCCCCTTCGTGCTCGTGGACTGGGACGAGACAAGCGACAACGTCTACCCCGAAGGCATCGCGAGCGCGATCCACTCGCTGAACAACGAGATGAACACCATCCGCAAGCGTGAACTGCAGGAGGCAAAGAAGGCCGTCAACGTGCGCCGCGTCAACAAGAGCGCGCACGCATCGGTCATGGCTGCACTCGAGAACGCAGAGGACGACGCGCTCATCCCGATGGAGGACGAGGACACACTCGAGAACATCACCAACGGGCAGATCATCCCGCCGGACTTCTGGACGCTTGAGAACCGCATCCTCGCCAACATGGACGAGGTATCACGCACGTCATCGCAGGACTCGGGCTCGATGAATGCCGTGAACCGGTCGGCGACCGAGGTGTCCATCGCCAACAGCGGCTCTCAGGCGACCATCTCGCTGCGGCAACTGCAGGTCGAGAACGCCGCGGCTCAGATCGCCGAGCGCATGCTCGCGGCCATCTTCGTCACGTTCGACGAGCCGATCATGCTGCGCATCATCAACCGCGACCCGGACTACGTCGACCCGGCGACCGGCATGCTCGCCTCAGTCGGTTCCGAGATCGATTACGAGTTCATCGGAGTCGACCACGCGGCGTTCTACAAGGTGTCGGTGTCGAGCGGTTCGATGGCATCCGTCGCACAAGACGTCGAGCGCCAGCAGGCCGGCGAGGTGTTCCAACTCTACGGCAACGAGCCGTGGTTCGACCGCAAGGCGTTCGCGCTGCACCACATGTCCATGTTCACGAGCATCAAGAACCCGTCGCAGTTCGTCCTCAAGCAGGATTCGGGGAATCCGCTGCCGACGAACGGTAATGAATTGCCGACGAACGGTGGACAAGAGGCGACGAACGGTCGTATGCTACCGTCTGTCGGGGGGACAGGCTCGGGCAACATGCAGGCCGACATCCTCGCCAGCACGTACGGAGCAGGAGCGCCGATGACCGGGACGAACGGCTACCCCGGACCCGTCCAGTAGGGAACAACCGAGCCACTCGGCCCGGATTCCTCGCACTCGGAGGCATAGAACATGGCAGTCGAAGATACAGGGGCACCCGCGGCAGAGCCGGTCACATTCAGCTCTATCGCTGCCGACACCCTTCGCGAGAGCGAGAACCCGACCGACGAAGCGACCCCGGCAGTAGCCGACACGGGCACCGCGCCGGAGGGCGACCCCGCAGTCGCGTCGGAAGTCGTAGATGGCAAGAAGGTCGATCCCGACGAGCATGCGCCTGAGGATGAAGTCCTCAACGCACTCGAGGGGCTCGATCGCGACGCGATGACGCCTGAGAATCAGGCGACCTACGACGCTCTCGTCGCGGCCCGCAAGTCGATGCAGGGCGACTACACCCGCAAGACACAGGCCGTGAAGCAGACCGTCGCAGAGCAGGTCGCGGAGGGAATCGCGGCAAAGATGGCCGAGTTCCAAGCGGCCCCGACCCCGCAGGCACAGCCCGCAGCACCCTCAGACGAGGACTACGAGGCAAGCCTTTGGGAAGGGCTCCCGGTTCCGACCATGACACTCGCCGAGGCGATGGAGGCGGAAGGCCCGGAAGGGCTCGAGGCTTATATCGCGCAGCAGGTGGACTACCGGAGCGGCTACAACGCACGCAAAGAGGTCATGGCAGCGGTTCGTGACGTGCTTGCCCCGCAGATCGCGGGACTCAGCAACTTCGTCTCGACGGCGCAGAGCGATGCGTCCGACCAGATGCTCGGGGCATTCCGCACAGCGAACCCCGACTTGGCCGGCGCGGACGGCGGCGTCGACATGGCGCTCAAGATGCTCGAGTCCGGCCTTGCCGGGACACTCGAGGAAGCGGCGCCGATGGCACGACTCCTCCTATTCGGCAACGAGCACATTCAGAAGGCGACCGAGATGGGCTTCACGGCGGGACAGAAGCGCCAGAAGACCATCAAGGACGCTCAGTCACGTTTCAGCGTACCGGCAGGCAGTACCGGGGCATCAGCCACGGACGCCTCCAAGCTCAAGGGCAAGTCTTTCGCGCAGATCCGCGAGATGACGCTCTCGGGCGAACTCGAAGAATAAGAAGGGAATCAGATGGCAAACGGCGTTGACCAGACCAACGAACTGATTACCTCGACTCTCCGCAACTACGAGAAGTCGGGCGTGGTGCAGGACACCATCTTCGCTGGCGACCCGCTTCTCTCCGTGCTAGAGAGCAAGGGCAAGAAGCAGGTCAAGGGCGGTACGCAGATTCAGGTGAACCTGCGCTACGGCAAGAACGGCAACGTCGGCTCCTACGCCGGCGTCGACCCCATCGCCAAGAGCGAGATCGACACCCTCGCCCACGCGCTGTTCCAGTGGAAGCAGTACAGCGGCGCGTTCGTCATGTCCAACATCGAGAAGCTGCAGAACGCTTCTCGCGAGCAGATCGTCGACCTCTGGGCGGAGAAGATCGAAGTCACGACCCTCTCCCTCAAGGACAAGATGATCTCCGACCTCTACGGCGACGGCACCGGCAACGCAGGCAAGAACCTGCTCGGCCTCAAGGCCGTCCTGTCCGACACCGGCATCCTCGGTGGCATCGACCGCGCGCTCGCTCCGTGGTGGAAGGCTCAGGTCACGGTTCGCACCGGTGCGCCGACGCTCGCGGGCATCCAGTCCAAGATCCGCGTCATCCGCGGTCCGCAGGGTCGCCCTGACAAGCAGGGCAAGATCGACATGCTCCTCGGCAACGGCGCGATGTACGACCATATCAAGGGCCTCATCGACGCGAAGTCCTCGCAGACGACCATCGCCGGTCCCGTCGCCAAACTCGGTTTCGACTCCGTCACCATCGCCGGAGCGGAACTGACGTGGAGCGAACTGGTGCCGGAGGGCGAACTCTGGTATCTCTCCACCGACTACTTCGGCCTGCGCGTGCTCCCCGGACGCGACTTCGCGTTCACCGACCCGATCGCCGACATCGTCAACGGTGTCGACTCGACCAGCGCGTACTGCCTGTGGGCTGGCAACCTCACGGTGTCCAACTGCCGCTACCTCGGCCGCGATACCGGCTACGTCATCCCGTAGTTGCCAACAGGTAAATAGTGCTAGAATCGGGCCGGGGGAACGACTCCCTCGGCCCGAACTTCATCCCACGCGGAAAAGGAGACACCTTGAGCGAATCCAAGAAGGTAGCCGACGAGAAGGTAGCCGAGACGCTCGAGGAGGTCACTTTCGACGAGGAGACTGATCCCGAATCCGTCGTCTCCGACGTTTCCGTCGAGCCGGTCGGCATCGAGTCCGACCCCGACGCCCCCACCGAGCCCTACCCTGCTCCTGCGGTCGAGATGGTTCCCCGCGAGATGCTCACGCTGGTCGAGGCCGAGCTCGCCGAGCAGGTCGCGCTCAACAACACGCTCACGCTGCAGAGCGGCATCCTCGCTGGCACCGTCGAAGCGATGCGCGAGGCCGCTGCCAAGGC